CTCAACAGATACGGGTAATATCAAATGGAACTGTTCAATTAGGATCTGATATTACGATCACTGATACAGATGGGTTAGAAGTTATTTCAGGTACATTTAATATCAATAACTTTGCGGTAACCACTCCTAAATTGGTTGCAGAATACCCTTCAACTAAGACTATAGCGTTTGGTACTGGCAGTATAACCGTGAATGGAAATAATACCACTATAGTCAATGTACCGTATAATGCCCTTGCAGGCTTTGAAGTAACTGGAACGCCTACAGTCAATCTAACATACAGTGGTGCTACTGGTACTAGAGTAATAGAAACAGCAGGCTCTGCCGGACAATCTAAGTCTATGAATATCAACATTACTGCTGGTACAGACATAGTTACAGTAGGCACAGGCACATATCCATCCGGAGTGAGAAATTATAATCTACAAGGCTTTGCCGGAACTTGGTCTCATAATCTCGTGAACTTATATGGTAATCTAACAGTGGGTTCAACGGTAGCTACGATTCAAGATGTATCATTTGATTATGTGGGTACGGGTGCGTCTACACTTACTTCAAGCGGTAAGACACTTAGGGGTATTATAGAAGTAGATAGTACAGGTTCATTATCATTAGCCGATAGTTTGACATTGACTGCGTTTAGTACAAATCTAGCTTATCTAAAACTCACATCGGGTACATTTGATGCAGCAGGATTTAACGTAACAGCAGATAGAGTAATATCAACTGGCACAAATACAAGAACATTATCGTTGGGTTCTGGTACTTGGCTTGTTACCGCAGATGATAGTGGATTAATATATGCTTGGGATATGTCTCCGGGAGCCAATCTAACACTGCAACCTAGCACTTCAATCGTAAGACTAAGCAGCAGCGGAGCACAAACATTCAACGGTGGAGCAAAAACTTACAACACTGTTTCAGTTGCGGGGGTTGGGCCAAAGTATATCAGACAGAATAATACATTCACTACGTTCAACAATACTGTTCAACCATGCACTGTTTTGTTTGGTGCAGGAGAAACGCAATCCTTTACTAACTTTGATCTTGCAGGCACCGCCGGCAATCTAGTCACAGTTGGGTCAACATCCACTTCTAATGCAACATTATTTAAACTGACTGCATGGAATGTTGGTGCTAATAGTGTTAACGCTGGCAATAATACTGGGTTAACATTTGTCGGTGGAGGAACAAACGACTACCTAAGTATCAGCTATATTACCGGTACAAACTCTCTAGCAGCAGGGGGAATTATATTCACTAACATAGCTGGTTCAGGATTTAGAATCACATTTTAACATCTAACTAATATCTAACATAAGTATCATTACTGTGATGAATATTTTTTTGTTGGACTATTATACTCGTCTTCGTGCTTGGCATTCACTTAGACAATCTCTAGAAAATTGTGACACACAAACTATCTGTGTTGAGGTAGATAAGTTTTGGCAACGAGTGCCGCTCAGTAATCATTACTTACATCCAGCAGACACGCCTGACTGGCCAGGACCTTGGGAATTGATTAGTGATAACAATTATTGTCGTTATGCACGAGGATTGGGAATGGTATATACGTTACTGTTATTGGGTGTAAAAGACATTGACTTTGTGGACGCAATGTACGATAATAGTGAAAATGCATGTTTAGTCCTGGTTGATAACGCAAAATATATATTGAATTGGTACCCCAGCTCCGTATTAAATACAACTCTATCAGATTTCACTAACATCAAACGAATTGATATTAACCCACTAACACAGAAAATAGGCAAAGAATGATTAATGTAACTAAACGAACAGGGAACAAAGAGCCACTATCCCTAGAAAAGTGGCAGCAGCAGATTACTAAAGTATGCAATGGAACGGCTGACGTAAGCCAATCCATGATAGAAATCAAAGCAAGTCCTCACTTCTATGATGGCATCACTACGAGAGAGATTGATGAAATCACTCTTAGAGCTATCGTAGATTTGATTGACGTAGAATCTAACCCTGACGTTGGTCACACTAACTACCAGTATGTTGCTGGTAGACAAAGACTCAGTATGCTTCGTAAAGATGTATACGGAGATTATACCCCACCACCGCTGTATGAGATTGTAAAGAAGAACGTATCGGTGGGCCTTTACACTCACGAACTTCTTGAATGGTATTCCGAAGACGATTGGAATAAGATGGATGAATTCATCGACCATTCAAAGGACGAGGAGTACTCTTACGCAGCAATCGAACAATTGATTGAAAAATACCTTGTTCGCAATAGAGCCACGAAGGATATCTATGAGACTCCTCAAGTTAGGTATATGGTTGCAGCAGCAACAGTCTTCCATATGGAAGAAGTTAGCAAGCGTCTTAAGTTCGTTAAAGAATATTATAACGCCGCCAGTGATGGTCTTTTCACTCTGGCTACTCCTGTTCTTGCAGGCCTTGGCACTCCCACTAAGCAATTTTCGTCTTGTGTTCTTATTCGCAGCGATGATGACCTTGATAGCATTTTTGCTAGTGGTGAAATGATGGCTAAGTATGCCAGCAAACGAGCTGGTATTGGCTTAGAAATCGGCAGACTTCGCTCCCTCGGTTCGCCTATCCGAGGGGGCGAGATCATGCATACCGGCATGATTCCGTTCCTAAAGAAGTGGTTCGGTGATCTTCGTAGTTGTTCACAAGGCGGCATTCGCAACGCAAGTGCTACTGTGTTCTATCCTATCTGGCATCATCAGTTTGATGACTTGATCGTTCTTAAGAACAATCAGGGCACCGAAGAAACTCGTGTTCGTCACATGGACTACGGCGTTGTTCTATCTGCATTCTTTTGGAAGCGATTCAAGAACAAAGAGAACATCACGTTCTTTGATCCAAACGAAGTTCCTGATCTTTATGAAGCATTCTACCAAGATACTGCAAAGTTTGAAGAACTTTATGTGAAGTATGAAAAGCGTAAAGACTTACGCAAGAAGACCATGAGTGCAGAAGAAGTATTCAAGGGCGGCATTCTCAAAGAACGCACTGACACTGGTAGAATCTATCTCGTGTTTATTGATAACGTCATGAATCAGGGACCTTTCGATCCTGAGTATCATACTATCTATCAGTCAAACCTCTGCGTAGAGATTCTACTCCCCACAAAGTCATTCAAGCGTCTTGATGACCCTACTGGTCGTATTGCTCTTTGTACACTCGGTTCAATGAACTGGGGCGCATTTAGAAATCCAGAAGATATGCGTAGAGCATGTCGTATTCTATTGCGTAGTTTGAACAACATCCTAGACTATCAAGATTTCTTGTCAATTCAGTCTAAGCTATCTAATGATGAGATTAGACCAATCGGCATCGGCGTAACTAATCTTGCATACTGGCATGCCAAGCGAGGATACAACTACGGAGAACCAGAAGCACTACAAGAGGTAAAGAGTTGGGCAGAGCATCAAACATATTATTTGATGGAAGCAAACGTTGAACTCGCTAAGGAGCGCGGCAAGTGCATAGACAGTGATAAGACTCGCTATGGTCACGGTATCTTCCCTTGGGAGCTTCGTGCAAAGGGTGTCAACGAACTTGCTGACTTCAATCCAGAACTTGACTGGGAACCATTGCGTAACGAAATGAAGACTTACGGTGTTCGCAATGCTACAGTCGGTGCAATCGCTCCTGTTGAATCAAGCAGCGTTGCAATCAATTCAACAAACGGTATTGCATTGCCGATGAGCTTAATCAGCGTTAAGGAATCAAAGGCTGGTTCGTTCATTCAAGTTGTACCCGAGTATCAGAAGTTGAAGAATAAGTATCAGCTTATGTGGGACCAAACAGATTGCGTGGGTTACTTGATGACCTCTGCTGTTCTTGCTGCTTATATGGATCAGTCAATCAGTACTGACACGTTCTATAACCCAGCTCACTTCCCTGATCGTAAAGTGCCAACAACTCTTATCGCTAAGAACTTGATGCTTGCTCACAAGTGGGGAATCAAGACTCTCTATTATAGCTTGATTAATAAGAAGGGTTCTAAAGAAGACGAAGACGAAGCACCACTTGAAGAAATTGATTTCTTTGAAGAAGACGGTGATTGTGAAAGTTGTAAGTTATAATGTTAGAAACAATTTGCGATATTTTAAAGGATGCCTATGCTCGTAATTGGATTACGAGCAGAGACGGTAACATTAGCATTCGCCATCACGATAGAGACCACTTCTATATTACTCCTAGCGGCGTAAGAAAGCAGACGCTACAACCTGATCAATTTAAAAAGATCGGGTTAGTAGATACAGGTCAGGAAACAATTTGCAAAATTCTACCATACACTGCTATCTCTAGTGAGTTACAGCCAAGCGGTGAATTGCCATTGCACTTTGGATTACTAAAGGCTTTAGGTCAGCACAGTGATGACATTCGTGTTGTAGTTCACGTCCATCCTACATACTGTGTTGCTGCAATGCATGCCGGTATCAACTTGAATGAGTTAGTGACACACTTCCCTGAGTTGGGTAGATATACAAGAGTTGCTCCAAATGTAGGAGAAGTTCCCCCTATCAGCGAAGAACTTGCTAATCAATGTCACACTAATTTAGGTCTTGACAGTGAAGGCAACATTGCCTATGACATTGTAGGTATTAAGGGTCACGGCGTAGTTGCAATTGATACTAGCCCGTGGCGTGCATATGAGCATATTGAAAGATTAGAGCATATTTGTAAAATCGTTCTTGCATCGGGAAATTATTAAATGATTGATACACGCATTTCAGATATTATCAACAAAGAGGCTGTTAGACAACAGACTACAATTGAATTGATTGCCAGTGAAAACTTTACCAGTCCAGAAGTTATGGAACTGTGTGGAAGCATTCTTACTAACAAGTATGCTGAGGGTCTACCCGGCAAGCGTTACTACAATGGTTGTGAACATGTAGACGAAGTAGAAAATCTTGCGATTGAATACGCTACTCAATTGTTCAACTGCAAGTTTGCTAATGTTCAGCCACACTCAGGAGCAAATGCTAATTTAGCAGTATTCAAGGCATTCTTGACACCCGGCGATGTTATTGTAGGTATGGATTTGGCTAGTGGCGGGCATCTAAGTCACGGCGCTAAAGTGAATGCTAGTGGCAAATGGTTCAACGCACATAGCTACGGTGTTGATGACAATGGACTGATTGACTATGATAGTGTTGCTGAATTAGTAGCTCAAGTAAAGCCCAAAATGCTTATTGCTGGTGCAAGCGCATATAGTCAAGTAATCGACTGGAGAAAGTTCCGTAAGATTGCTGATAGTGTCGGTGCCATTCTACTTGCTGATATAAGTCACTATTCGGGATTGATTGCAGCAGAAGAATACCCAAATCCATTCCCTCATGCACATGTCGCAACGACTACTACGCACAAGACACTACGTGGCCCTCGCGGTGGAATGATTCTATGGAATGACGAATCTTACAATAAGAAGATTAACGGCGCGGTATTTCCTGGCACTCAGGGCGGCCCATTGATGCACATTATTGCAGCAAAAGCACAGTGCTTTCACGAAGCACTACAGCCTGAATTCAAAGTTTACGCAAAGCGCATTAAGATAAATGCAAATGCTATGGCAAGAACTTTCTTAGATGCAAATGTTGATATTGTCAGTGGCGGAACACATTGTCACATGATGACTATCAACCTAAACAAAGAAAAGTATAGCGGTAGAGAGTTTGCTGACTTGCTTGAACAGAACGGCATCACTGTCAATAAGAATGGAGTACCTAACGATACTAGAGGCTTTATTGAAACCAGCGGAATACGAATCGGTGTAGCAGCAGAGACAACAAGAGGTCATGACGAGCGCTGGTTCAAAGAATTAGCTGAACGTATAATCAATCTGCTACGAAATGGAGACTAAAAAACGCTTTGCTTGGTTACCTAAAAAAGTAACTAGCGGAAAGCTAGTTTGGCTAGACACATATTACGAAAACATACAGTTCTATGACCCAAGCACAGGTAAACCTCCCGCAAGCGGTTTTTGTTTTGTTTATACTGAAACCAAATATGAAATGATAATTAGATTACTAACAAAAGAAAATGATAGGGGAATATGAATGAGCAAGAATCAATATAATTTAACAACAAAAACAGATTACCTTAATCGCAAGATGTTTCTTGACCCCGCTGGCCCTGTAACTATTCAGCGATTTGAAGAAGTCAAGTATCAGAAGCTACAAAAAATTGAACAATCAGCCCGTGGATTCTTTTGGGTTCCAGAGGAAGTTAATCTTTCTAAAGATGCTAATGATATGAAGGATGCAAGTGAGGCTGTTGCTCACATCTTTACCAGCAATGTTCTTAGACAGACTGCACTTGACAGTTTGCAGGGCAGAGCACCAGCACAAGTCTTCACTCCAGTGTGTTCTATCCCCGAACTTGAAGCTATTATGAGCAACTGGAGTTTCTTTGAGACTAACATTCACTCTCGTTCATACAGCCATATCATTCGCAACATCTATAATGTACCGAAGGAAGTGTTCAACACGATTCACGATACTCAAGAAATCATTGATATGGCTGCAAGCATCGGTGATTACTATGATAAGCTACACACTATCAATTGTAAGAAAGAAATTGGTATTGACATTCCTGAGCAAGAGCATATCAACGCAATTTGGTTAGCTCTACACGCCTCATATGCACTTGAAGCGTTTCGCTTTATGGTATCGTTCGCTACAAGTCTTGCAATGGTTGAGAACAAGATTTTTATGGGCAATGGCAACATCATCAGTTTGATTCTACAAGACGAACTCTTGCACAAAGAGTGGACTGCTTGGATGATCAATCAAGTTGTTAAAGAAGACCCTCGCTTTGCTAAGGCTAAGATTGATTGTGAACCAGAAGTACGTAAGATTTACGAAGATGTGATTCGTGAAGAAAAACAATGGGCTGACTATCTGTTCAAGAAGGGCCCGGTTATCGGACTTAATGCTGCAATTCTACGAGACTTTGTTGATTACACTGCGGTAGACGCACTTAAGCAGATTGGCATCAAGTACTGGAATCCAGCACCAAAGAATACTCCTATTCCTTGGTTCAACAAGCATAGCGATACCAGCAAAAAGCAGACAGCATTACAAGAGTCCGAATCTACAAGTTACGTCATCGGCGTAATGTCAGACTCATTAGACTACGAAGCACTACCAGAATTATAAGGAGAAAAAGAATGAAAGCAATTGTATGGTCAAAGGATCACTGCCCTTATTGTGTGCAGGCAAAAACACTTCTATCACAGAAAGGTATTGAATTTGAAGAAAGAAAGATTGGTGACGGCTGGACAAAGGAACAACTATTAGAAGCAGTTCCTGACGCACGTACCGTACCTCAGATTTTCCTCAACGATGAACTCGTTGGTGGATTCACAGAACTTCGTGCTAAGTTTTTAGCAGAAGCAGCATAAGAAAGAAGGAATATGACTATTAAAGTTGGAGAAACCTATACATTCAAGCTTACGAGCGGTGAAGAAGTTGTAGGCAAAGTTACCGCAGTTGAAGATCATCTTGTATCTTTACAGGATCCTGTTTCAGTTGCGCCAGGACCTCAGGGTTTGGGATTGATGCAGAGTATGTTTACCGCAGATCCGAAGGATTCTGCAAGACTAAATATTAATAACGTAACTATCTTTGCATTAACAGATTCAAGTGTTAAGGCAAAGTATATTGAGGCTACTACTGGTCTAGTAGTACCTGATAAGAAGTTAATTTTAGGATGATATATGGCCAAACTCAGTAGAAAAGACGATGCTAACGCAGTAGGCGGAAAGATTGTCCGTGGCGCGAGAACTGTATTTGCTAACAACATCGCAGTAGGATTGGATGTTAGTGATATTACTTCTCACGGTAAAAACAAACATAAAGCTGCCAAAACAAACGGTGGTAGCCCGTCTGTATTTGCCGAAGGCTCCGCAGTTCTACGAGTTGGGTCAGGAACTTCTTGCGGGCACAAAATAACGCAGGGTAGTCCTAACGTATATGTGCCTTAAGGAATAACATGGCTGACTCAGGTAAACAAAGTCCATTAGGAATCAATGTAGTTGGTTCTTATCTACAAAATCAGGGACTAACTATCAACCCTGTCGCCGCTTCATATATGGGTGCAAGCAAGACTAACTCTGACTACACATTTGGTAGCTTAGTTAGTAGCACCGCATTGAGCATGTTAACGTATGCAATCAATGACGGGTATAATAGAGGTCAACCTAGGTCTGTATTTCCTAATGGTACTACTCTTGGGGCAGCTAGTTTAATCACCGGGTGTCCTTACGAAATTTTGAAGTTGAACAATGACACATTGACAGCTACAGCTATTACTCCGGGTGAGATATATAAAATTGCAAGCATAGGAACAGGTTCTCCAGTTAATGCAGGATCGTTTGTAATAGGTCAGACATATGGCATAAAAACTGTAGGTACTACGAACTTCACTCTTATAGGTGCATCAAGTAATACGGTTGGTGTTGTGTTTACTGCAACTGGTATTGGTTCTGGTTCCGGCGATGCTTTTCTTAACCCTACAGATTTTACTTTAATTGGTGCAAGCAGTAATACAGTTGATACTGTGTTTACGGCAACCGGAGTAGGCACAGGGACAGGCACTGTTACCTATAATGGTACATTGCCTGTAGTTGCTATCACACCTGGTAAACTATATCAAATTAAAACTGTAGGTTCTACTGATTTTACCGATATCGGTTCACCTAATAATACTGTAGGTACAATATTTACTGCAACCGGAGTCGGAATAGGAACCGGAACTGTTACAGGTGGCATTACTGATTTCACTAAAGTAGGTGCTACTAAGGTAACCGCTGGCAATTTCATTCCCGGAGAAAAATATATTATCTTTACGTTGGGCAGCACTAATTTTACTTCTATCGGTGCAAGCGGCAACACAGTAGGATTGATTTTTACTGCGACCGGAGTAGGTACAGGGACAGGTGAAGCAATAACCGTTAACTTTACAGCGACCGGTACTGGAACAGGCACCGGAACAGTGTCATCTATTTCTACTCTCACTAACACAGCTTATAATAATCTGATTAGCATAGGCGCAAATACTATTCCTGCATTAGGTAATGCAAAGCCTCCTACTTACGTTGTAGAAGATCCTTCAGGTATTTGGACAGACACCGCGGTTGAATATGGTATAAGCCAGGGTGAATCTGAAAGTCTTCCGGGTCCTGCAACTAGTGGGTATGGTGAAACAGGCGTCACTGGGCAAGGTCAAGAAGCAACTTGGTTACCATATAATACTACGAATCCTAATAGCTCAGTAACACAATGGGGATATCTCAGACTTCACGCATTACAAGCGTGGAACGAATTTAATTGGAATGGTACGGAAGTCTCGTTGTCAAACCCTGAATACAAAGAATTTCTGTCTTCCTTCACATCAGCACAATCATTCATTGACTATAATAATCAAGCTATCATGACTAATCAAAATTCAAAAACGTTTTTAGATGGTTCATACAGCAATATGGATGATTTGATAAGCGCGGATATATATGGTATAAGCTTAGCAAATACTCTTTTTGGAACTGATTTAGAAAACTTAGGAAAAGTAATCAACTTATCTAGGATTGATAGTTTTGGATTACCGTCTGTGTTGCTACAGACTTTGGGCGAAAACAATGCAGTGGTGCAAGATTTAGTGCTTGCGTTGCTATCGTCTGGCCTAGAAAGTTCAGAAGTTCAAGGATTGATTTCTGGAAGTATCACTACACCTACAGTAGAGCAAGAACAGCAGATATACAGTGCTTTCTTGATTATAATCGGTGAGAATCTAGAAGAAGTATTAGCACCTCTGCAATGTACTACTCAAGGTTTAGATAGCTTAGCTGATTTGCTTGACGTTAAGAAGCTATTTCCTAATAGCTATGAGTCATTGACAGTTCCTAAATATAATAGCGAGTTGGGTCTACCTACAAACAGCAAAACTTATTATCCTATATATTTATCCGGCGGCGTAAACCCAGCATTGACTACTCCAGACATGAATGATTATGTAGGGACCCAAACACCTAACCGTCCCCCAAATATCACTAGAAATCCTAGCGTTAGTGCAAATAACATTAGCTCACCTAAAAAAGGATTTGGGTCGTATCTTTTTGATATTTTACCAAAACAACAAGCAGTGGCGTCAGGTGCATTCTCTTTTACAATGCGTCAAGTGAAGAACATAGATCGTGTTGATATTAAAAACTTTTCAAGAGCCGTAAAATCAATAGAAAATACCAGAAGCCTAAACTTAGTTAACGGAACCAGTAAGCCAACTAACGATGAAGCTATTGCAAATGTACAGACAAAAGAAGCTTTGGGTTCGGGCCCTTACGGCACTTATACTATGTCTGACTTCTTTGGGTGTATGTCCGGCTTGCCCTATGCTTGGCAAAATATCTATAACAATTTAGCTCAATTAGAAACTTCGGAATTATACAGATTGTATAAAGAATTATATCTGGCAGTGTCATGGGAGCCTGCAAAACTACGAGTACAATATACAGGTAGTCCAGGAAGTTATACTGTTACCGGAGTCACGATTGTTGACGGTGGCGGCGGATATGGACGAGGAGGCGCACCTGCTCCTACTATCACGTTATCAAATGGTGGAACAGCAGTAGCGACTATCGGCACTGATACGGCTGCTGCCGGATCTAATGGAACTGGAGCGTTCGGTAGAGTGACTACTGTAGCATTAACTTCCCCTGGATCTACCTCTTCTTCAATTCCTACTGTTACTATTCAAGCTCCTCCTACATCAACAAGTGGCGGAACAAATACTGCTTCGGGTACTACCGGCTGGGCAACTACTATGAGCACCGTAGTGCAGAATTACATTGACCTAGCTAACGCAGAAATAGATGCTATTTTTGCAACTAACAATGATGCAATTAGGTTACTAAACACTTATTGGAATGTTTTAGGCAGTCAGTTAGCAATAGAGCAAC